AAGGCAGCAAGCATCAAGGCGAAGAAGAAACGAAAAAAGCTATCAGCTTAACAGGCAAAACGGTTAGCGAGCGAGTTCGATTCTCGCTCTTGCCTTTGGGGTTTGTTTGTAGGTTTTGTTTTTAGGGGTTTGATTGTGTTGCATATCAACAAGGGAAAAAGGAATCGCGCACGTCGCATTCTGATCTATGGCGAAAACGGAGTTGGAAAGTCCTCGCTTGCTGCGAAGTTTCCGAAGCCTCTGTTTCTCAACATCGAGGATGGCATTGGCGATCTGGACGTTGACTCAACCGAAGTGATTCGGTCGATCACGGACTTTATGGGTTGCATGATTGGTGCCAGCGAGACGGACTACGAGACAATCGTGATCGACACGGTTGACTGGTTGGAGAAACTGATTTTTGCCGACGTAGCTCAGAAGGCAGGCAAAAAGACGATTGACGACATCGGGTTTGGCAAAGGCTACCAAGCAGTCGAACAGCAATGGAAGTCTTTGTTCGACGGGCTGTCGTATCTTTGGCAGCAAGGAAGGCACATTGTGTTTACCTGCCACGAGCAAATCGAGAAGTTCACGAATCCAGATGGTGACTCGTACAACTATTGGAAGCCTGCCCTCCACATCAAAGGAAGCGGTTGCGTTACAGAATGGTGCGACGAGGTTCTGTTTGTTCGGTATCGCACGCTAACACGACAGATGGACGAAGGATTCGGTAACAAGCGAGCTATCGCGATCGGTGGCAAGGAGCGAGTTATCGTCTGCAACAAGTCGGCAACTGTCGAAGCCAAGAACCGTCTTGGGATGGTGGATGAGATTTCCAGCTTTGCAGACTTGCAAAAGTATTTGCCAATCGTGTCGAAGCAAACGGTCGCGGCTCCTGCGCCATCGTTGCAAGAAAAGCCTGCTGGCAACATTGCAGGCGTCGTCAAGAACGGAACAAGTAAAGGCGAAGCCCTCGCGGTTGCTGAGCCTGTCGATTTGAGTGATTCCCCCTTTTAGTTTTGGAGTTTATAGAGATGGCAAATTTATCTGGATTTGATGCAAGCAAAGTGGAGCCGAACGATTACGGCGTTATCCCCGCTGGTGATTACGAGGCTTGCATTGTCAACAGCGAGATGAAGGCGACGAAGGACGGTACCGGCCAATACTTGAATCTGGAGATTCAGATCGTTGGTGGTCAGTACCAGAACCGTAAGCTGTTCGAGAAGTTGAACCTTGTCAACAAGAACGACCAAGCGGTGACGATTGCCAAAGGAACCTTGTCGGCAATCTGTCGAGCCGTTGGTGTGTTGACTCCGAACGATTCAAGCGAGCTGCACAACAAGACTTTCCGCGTTGCTGTTGGCGTTCGGAAGAACGACTACAAGGGCGACATGGAAAACCATGTGAAGTCGTTTAAGCCGCGCTCGGCTGGTCCTGTTGTGGCGGCGGGTGAGACTGTTTCTGCAACTACCACTAGCAAGGCACCCTGGTAGCAAAATGGAACTGCGATGGTATCAGCAAGAGGCTGTCGAGGCTGTCTACAACCACCTATGCACGCAAGCAGGCAATCCGATTGTTTGTTTGCCAACAGGTAGTGGTAAGAGCCTTGTGATTGCAGAACTAGCACGACGCGCCATTACGGACTTTGGCGGTCGTGTCCTGGTTCTGCAACATCGGAAGGAATTGATTTCGCAGAACGCTGACAAGGTGCGCAAACTGATTTCGATTCCTGTCGGGGAATACTCGGCAGGACTTCGGCGGTATGCAACCAAAGAGGACATCGTCCTTTGCGGTATCCAGAGCGTTTACAACAAAGCGAGCCTGTTCGACGTTCGGAACTTGATTTTGATTGACGAAGCCCACTTGTGTTCACCATCGGATGAGTCGATGTACCAAACCTTCTTGAACGATATGAGGACAATCAATCCGACGATTCGATTCGTTGGCTTGACTGCAACGCCATACCGAACGGGTGAAGGTGCATTGTGCAAGGCTGATGGGGTGTTCCAGAAGTTGGTTTACAACGCGCCAATCAAGCAGCTCATGGAAGAGGGTTATTTGTGCAGGGTGACAAACAAGCCAGCGGTGGGACAGGTTGACACCTCGTCACTCCACTTGCGGTATGGGGAGTTTATCACAAAGGAAGTCGATGCGTTGTTTGGTGGGATGGCTACAGCGGAAGCCTGTAAGGAAGTCCTTCAGGCTTGCGTTGGTCGGCGTTCGATCATGGTGTTTTGTTCGTCTGTCAAGCATGCGGAGGGAGTCGTTTCAACGCTTCGGACGCTGACGGACGACAAGGTTGAGATGGTTGAGGGCGGTACGACTCCTTTGGAGCGAGCTTCGATATTGGCTGGTTTCGTTTCCCAGTCGATTCGAATACTCGTTAACGTCGATGTGCTGACTACCGGATTTGACGCTCCTTGCGTTGATGCCATCGCGATCCTGCGAGCGACTGCATCGCCAGGATTGTTTGCTCAGATCGTTGGACGTGGACTTCGAACCCATGTTTCCAAGCAAGATTGCTTGGTTCTGGACTTTGGCGAGAACATCAAGCGACATGGTCCGATTGATGCAATCGACTTCGGCAAGCCGCGATCGCCAAAGGGAGAATCGCTACCAGCCGACGACGAGGGCAAAGAGTGTCCAAATTGCCAGCTAGTTGTTCCAAGTCGAAAGCAGTCCTGCGAGTGCGGCTTCCGATTCTCGGTTCGAGTGCCAACGCACGAGGAAAAAGCCGACACAGTGGCTCAAATCATTAGCGAGCCTGAAGTGTTTCAAGTTAGTACCGTGAGGTACTACAAGCACGAGAAGGAAGGTAAGACGCCAAGTCTGCGAGTGGATTACCACCTGACTGGCGAAGGCAACCTGGAGCCGATGATTTCGGAATGGGTTTGCTTGGAGCATTCAGGCTTTGCACGAAAGAAAGCAGAGGCATGGTGGGCGGTTCGGTGCGATCTGGAACCACCAACGAGCGTTAGCAATGCGTTGGAGGTCGCGGGAGCGATCGCTGTTCCGCGTTCGATTACGGCGGTTCGTGAAGGTAGGTTTTGGCGAATCACTGGGGCTGAGATTGAAGAGATACCAGATTCGAGTTTGTTGGTTGTTACTGAGGAAGAGGAGATGCCATTTTGAATATCAAAGAACATTTTGAAGGCGAAGCACAAGACAGACGGATTGAGCTTGTGCAAAAAATCCTAGAGTTCAGAGACGATTTATACAAAGACGGAAAGAAGTCTAAAGAACTGTCAAACATGGCATCGGTTATTGTCTTTTCGCTGATTGGTGCAGCACATGGATACAAGCCTTGCTGCATCCTGCACTTTTGCATGAACGCTTATTTTGACATTAAAGAACCTTTGTCGATTTCTGACATAGACGGGCGGGTTATGTGTCGTGACTGCATTGCCGATGAGGTGACATTTTGAGAATAGAACTGACTTTGTCCGAGTTTGATTTGGCTATCAACACCGCTAGATTACGAATGATTGCAAGCGAGTCATTGAATTGCAACCATGCAACGACTTACGAGCGAACGCTAGTAAAAAGACTAGAGGAAGAGGTAGTTGGTGCCTGCGGAGAAATAGCGTTTGCCAAGCATATTGGCAAGTTCTTCGTGCCAAGCGTCAATGCTTTCAATAAAGAAGCAGACGTTGGTTTGAATGTTGAGGTTAGGTCAACAATCCGATTGGACGGATGCTTGATAGTTAGAAATAACGACCTGGATGACAGGGCTTTTGTCTTGGCGATTGTTGATGGAAAGAATGTTGATTTAGCCGGTTGGCTATACGGACGCGATGCGAAAAAAGACGAGTGGATAAAAAACCCACACGGATACAGAAAAGCATGGTTCGTTCCCCAGAACTGTTTAATTGCCGTATAAAAGAAAACAAACCATCATGGATGTCCAACAAGCAGCAAAACTTTACGCTTCACTCGGCTGGCACGTTCTGCCAGTCAAGGGTAAGGTTCCAGCCGGTGGCGATGGCTGGCAATTCAAGACGACCGACGACCAGGAAGCGGCAGAAGTGCTTGCCACCATTGGCGACGGAATCGGTGTCCAACTTGGTAGCAAGTCTGGCATCGTCGATGTCGAGTGTGACAGCGAGGAAGCATCTTTGGAACTGGAGCGATTGCTGGGAACGATTCCAGCGACTCCAACGTTTCAATCGACTCGCGGCAAGCATTACCTTTTTAAGTGGTCTACCGACTGGCCTGCACCCAATAAAGCAGTGTTCAAGATCGGTGCGATTGAGTTTCGAACCGGCAACGCTAAAGCAGCTCAGTCGGTATTTCCACCGAGTGGTGGGCGGGAGTGGGTTGTGGATCCGACGACTCCGGTGGCTGAGTTTCCAGCGATGGACAAGATCCACGAAGCTTACGACGCAAACCACAAGCGAAAAGAGTTCCAGCCGATTTCGGATTCG